TTTACACAATCCTCTATAATAAGCAGATAGCCTCATGTAATCTAATGAACAAGCATATAATATAGCTATATTTTCATATTCTGTAAGAATCCAATCGTCTGTATTTTCATCAATAACTGGGGGAGCTGAATAAACAATCACTCCTTTATCGCCTTGTTGAGAATCTACCGTAACAGTATTTCCTTCTAGGTTCGTATATGCATGTTGATATGCATTACCACTCCCCACATGTGCATTATAATCAGGGTCTGGTTTAATATATATTTTACCGCTTAATTTGTAAAATTTTGGAAACATTTCAGTAGCCGTCAATAAACTATCAGCTTCATCAAATATATGAATAGTATTATCAGGAGCTTCTTCAGCTACTCTTTTTTTACCATTATCATAACGATATACCGCTAAAATTTTATCATATGCCAATGAAGAGCCATTTCCTAAAATATCAGTACCACTACTATTCCATCCTGTGACTTCTACTTCAGAAGCAATAGTCCATAAGAATCTTTCTGGTAGTGATGCTAAAATAAATTTAGCTCCAGCATTAATATACTCTACTAAATATCTAGCTTTAGTATCGTTTCCAGTTATATTATTTACTTTTTCCCATAATTTCATACTAATCTCCGTATGCGAAAGGTCCCCGTAGGGAGAAAGGAGGTAAAGAACCTACAAGGACCAACC